CAGATTCCAACTATTCAGAAAGCCATGCTAACTGGATTAAGGGATATGATGCAAATACTGACTCTTACACATGGTTCGGTCCTTCTGCTTTCAAAGCTGCTCTCTATGCAAGAAATGATAAGAATCAATATCCATGGACTGCTGCTTTAGGAACTCAGAACGGTGCAATCGCAAATGTTGTTGACTTAGCAATCAATCCAAATCAACGTGAAATGGACTTAATTACTAAATTAGGAATCAATCCTATCCTTAAGTTCCCTAACACTGGTTATCTCGTTTACAATACCTTGACTCTTCAAAAAGAACCAAGTGCGCTACAAGAAAACTATATTCGCAGAGGTCTTCTATGGTTGGCTAACTCCCTCCAAGCAAATCTTCGCGAATTCATTGGACAACCTAACACAATCATCACTCGCACAAGAGTTAAGAATAAACTAAATCCTATCCTTCAATTTATGAAAGATAATGCTGGTTTATACGGATACGACATCGTTGTAGATGAACGTAACAACACTTCTGAAAGTATTGATCAAGGCGTTATGAATGTTGCAGTCTATGTGCAGCCAACACGCACAATCAAGATGATCATTGCAGACATCGTGGTTAATAGAACCGGAGTAACTCTTAACGAGATATTCTAATAAATTGAAACAAAAAAGGCGGGGAGAAATCCCCGCCTTTTTTTATTGTTTAATTATGAAAATATCTGGCAAAATGACTATTGATGCTATCTTGCACCGCCTTAATATCAGACATATACTGAACGATTGCTTGCTCCAATACTTCTGTATTCCGCATATATTTCAACTGTTCTTCCACTTGTTGTAAACTAGTGAGAGTAGAAGCTAATCCGCCATGCGCCTTTGCGATATATCTCCCTATAATTTGTTCAGGATTGTTGGGTGTATTATGTAATATTGATTCATATAAGTTTTCTAGTTGTGGAGATTCCATATACAGTATTTATATATTGCTTTATTTTTATAATAAATTAAATACTACTATATGATAGATGCATCTAATCAACCCGACTTAGACGACGTGCTAAATTCCCTAAGTACTGTTAAACAAGTAAACAATGAAGTTAAGGCGACACCAGTTGAAAATTTGACTGATGATGAGACATATAATTACTTGATGAATAAATTACGTCAAACAATTGATTCAAATGCAGAAGTCATGGAACAGACTAAGGATTTAGTTAATCAAGTAGGGACATCTGAATACATTGAAGCCCATGCCGCAGTCGTGAAAAGCCAGTCCGAATTAATTAAAAATATGGTAGGAGTTGTTATTGAAAAGAGGAAAATGGATCAGAATAAAGAACTCAAAACCCGTGACCTTGATCTTAAGGAAAAAAGTATTAATAATAAATTAATAACCCCTGAGTTAACTAACGGTGCTGCTAATCCACATAATGGTGGCATGTTTATTCTCGCTACTAGAGAATCTATTTTTGATAGTTTATTTGGAACAGAAGAAGATAAGAAAAAGGCTGAACAAAAAATTAAAGAAGCTAATAATATTGTCATAGATGTTTAAATAAATTGACACTTCATTGCTCATGGATTATCATACCCTATGAGCATGGTACGGCATGATTTTGTGAATCAAATGCAGTGGGAATTAGATCAAAATTCTCATAAAGGTGATTGGGCGGAATGGAAACCTTCTAAGCTAGAAGCTATATCCGATCTTCAATATCATTTAGCAAAGCTAACCAATGCATTAACTTATAAAAACGAGAGTCATCGAGTTGCGGAATATTGTGCCGATTGTGCTAATATTTTAATGAAAATTGATGAATTATATAAATTATGATTATACTACAAGTAGTACAAGAGGAACAAGAAAAAGAAGTGAATTTGCATCAAACATTAGATGCAAGAGTTTGGGCTAAAGAATTCTGTAAGATTTTTAAAGACCTTTATAAACATGATATTGACGAGGAATGGATTATTGCTTGGATGGCAAATGCATTAATGACAGGGTATGATCATATGTCATGGAAAAGAGATAAAAATTACATATATATTCTTCAAGGAAATTCCGGTGGAATTATTAAAGTATTTCATTACGAGCCATCTATTAAAGATATGAACGCGGCATATGCAGAATATCTTGGATATGGTATTGATAAGATCAATGAAGTTGATGCAGAATTTAATTGTATTTTATATAGATGGGCAAAGGATAAAGGATTGATGGTTTGGGATGGTAAAAGAGATGAACCTGATACAATCTATAATTGGAGAACTTCTGTTTAATATATGAAAGATAATATTATCTTTATTGATAATAAAGGATGTCAAACATTGTTAGCATGGATTAATAAAGGTCCATATCCTATGCCACAAGGCAATGAGATTACTTATGGACGACGTGTATTGGTTAATCTACATGCGGAAAATTTAGATTATTTATTGGATAATAAAATAGTAGAGTTTCCTATAAAATGTGAAATATTAGATGATAGGCGTTTAGCAGTAATTGATGAACGAATTCCTTCTGAATTTTTATTTGATCAACGGATAATTGAAAATCTTGTGGAAATACATAAGCTTCATAATAATCAAATTGAATGGAAAAAGATTCCTAATTATAAAGCAATAGTTGATGAAAAGGGGATTATTTATTGTCCTTATATTCCTGTCATAAAAAGAGAAAACCCGGTCAATTGACCGGGTTTTCGTGGATTTTTCTTTCTCTTAACTATTAGTTAGAAACTGAATAGATAGGAAGAGTAGCAGCAGAGGCTGGAGTTAAGCTTGAGCTATAGTGGTTACGATCAATATCTTTCACAATGATAATGTGGTAGAAGTTTGAAGCACCCCATAGGGAGTCAATAACACCGTAACGAGTCATCATACCAACATTTGGTGTCATAGTGTGAGGACTGATAGTTCTCTGCACAAGCACTGGAATGTATGGACAATAAACGATACCTGTGTCATAGAATTCAGAACCCTTATAACCTAGAAGTGCATATTCAATAGAAGTTGCACGAACACCGGCTAGATACTGAGCTTCGGAACGGGTGTCACGATAGATGTTGAACTGTCCTGCAAGAGAACCAACGCGAGCTACACCATTTGGGTGAACTTGGATATTGGAACTGATTTCGAATGGACGGAATTCAGGAAGCAATTGAAGGATGGTACAAACCTTAGGAGTTGCAACAATGAAGTTAGCAGGACCACGACGGTTACGAATAGCCATACGATTTGCTTCTACAACGATCTTAGCATAGAAGTCAACACCTCTTTCACCAAACCAGCGAGCATCAGCAAGTTGTGGCTTCCATACGGAATAACCAGAACCTTGACCTGCATTTAGTGCAACCTGAATCATACGGATAACCATTTCACGGTCGATTTCTGCCTGAATTTCATAGCTCATCGCGTTTGTCATTTCAGCATCAATATCAATACCATTCATGTTCATCAAGTCTTGTTCAAGTTCCATAGACCAGCTAGTTCCAAGCTTACGAGTACCTGCTTCAACAGCAGTCTTTTCGATCTTAAGAGACATAGTAGGAATATTGCTTGATGCTTCAAAGTGACTTAGAAGCTGAGCAACACCGGAGTCAATAGCTGGGATGGAGAAATCAGAATTACCTGATAGACCAGCAGCAGTGATACCTGTATGTGCAGTGTATAGTTTCTGATAACCAGCTTCACCAGAACCTAGATGGTTGGTGTTAAATGGCTGACCGTTAGGATTCCATTTTGAGCTAGATGCGGTACAATTCTTATCGTCATACGGACTACATCCAAGAGATGTCTGATCGTATTGATAACGAAGTGCGAAGGCAAGACCTACTGGACCACTCATTGGCTGAACACCGACGATTTCGTGAGTAATTAACTCAGGGAAAGTACGACGGATCATAGGAATAAGAGTCTTAGGGAGACGTGCATCGCCGGGAGCATACCAATCGGATGAACCTAGAGCATTTCCGTATTGACCGTTAACTGTAGGTGCGGAACCGGGAGTACCACCACCGAACGGAGTTGAAGCGAATGCTCCACCTGCGATCATACCGTTTTCCTGAATCACGTTAGGACGTAGGAAACCTTGCTGTTTGAGGTAGTTTTCTTGGTTCTCAAGAATGATTGATGTTGCCAATTGTTTCTGATAACCTACGATTGGCGCGGTTTGGCTGTCAGTGAATTCGAGTATTTTACTCCATTTGTTGATTAGTGAACGCCCACGGTCTTTGTTAATAAAAGCTGGAGCACTGTCGATGTATTGTGATGATGGATTTACCATATATATTTTATTTAGTCTTTATCAATTAATTTCTTGAATTAAGGATGCCCATATACATATCTTCTAGCGGATTTGCAGAAGATAGGGGTTGTCTCTTTTCAGTACTTTCAATTATTAGTGCATCACCGGAAATTTTAGACCGATCAACGTTAGAAATTGGTTGCTTGTTTTCATTCACAAGAGAATTCTTATTCTTCTTTTCTTGAACTGCGAACATATCAACTACATAGTCGAAGTTTTCTTTAACTACTTTTAGTGGTTTATTTGCTAAACGACTACGAACAAATTTTGCTGTGTTAGCAGGAAGGTTTGAAGATTTTTCTGCAATAAAGCGTGCAACTTCTTCTGATTCCTTAGACTGTCTCAATTGAGCATTTTCACGAATGAGACGATCTACTTGCTTCTTACCATCAACGATGGCTTCCTTAATATTATCTTTAACGAAAGATGGATCAACGGCAAGAACCTTACGAGCTTCGCTTAGAAGATTGTTAACGTGAGTATTCTTTGCAGCTTCTTCAATAATTTCTTTAGGAAGATTCTTGTCGATATACTTTTCTAGGAAAGCATCAATACCTTCAACTAGTTGCATCTTGTGATCAAGCGCAGTCTTCTTTAGAATATTTTCATAATTCTCTTTAAGTTGAATGAGCTTATTCATGTGATCAGTATTGAGATTTTCAACTACGAACTTAATCTTAGCTAAATGATCTTTATCAATATTTTCCTTAATCACTTTAACAAGATGTTGCATCTTATTGGTGTAATCTTCTTCCTGTATCTGTTTAGCAGATTCAACTTCAAGAGTTACGCGGGAATCGACTTTCTCGTTAACTTTGGATTCGACGATTGTTGCAATCTTTTTCATTGTTTCTTCATTAAAAAGATTTTTGTCAATCTGTTCAAAAATAGGTTGTAATTCATTTAACATATAAGGATTATTTATTGAAATAGTTATATTTTCTATTATTTTATCTTCGTTAAATCTTTTTTAACATTCTCTAATGCCTCATTGAATCGCTTATCTACTTTCTGCTTGACAAGAATATTAAGGTTTTTGTCTGCATTAGAATAATTTTCTGTGGATAAGTTGTATAGGAACTTCTGAATATGTGATTGTGCTTCGCTAGTCATAATTAAATATTTATTGTTTATGTAATAGAAAACAATAATTTGCGTAACTTCGAAGAATATGTTATGATATTGGTATGACAACAGTAGTTAATTTTCCTCGCAAAACCATGAGAGATTGGTCAACTTATGTCGATCCTGATAAAGCTATTTGGATCGCCATAGGGGAACCCGGTCATGCTCATATGAAGTATGATACAGTACGGAATGCGTTTTTAGACGATATACCTAATTTACATATTAATTTTTGGGACTTAACCGTTCCAGTGCCAGTAATCGGTGGGGAAGATAAAGAAGTATTTTTATATCCACCAACAGCAGAAGATGCTAAAACTATTGTGGATTTCATTTTAGCACATAAAGGAAAGCATGTTTTTGTCAACTGTCGTGCAGGTAAATCCCGTTCAGCCGCCGTAGCACAATTCTGTATGGAATTGTTGGGATATGAATGGACGGGGGATGGTAGAAGAATCGCCGTTCCCAACACTACATTGTTCAAGTTAATGAAAGAATATTATCTATCATTTAATCCAGAACCAGTCAAAGTTATAGATAAAAGAAGGAAATTTTAATATGAATAAAACAATAAAAGAACGCATTGCAGATGAGCAAGCTACGCTGTGGAATTGCTGGCATAATTATAACAATTATTGTGGGGTAATTAATATTGAAGAATTTGGTAAAATTCGATTACTTTATAATAAAATCGAAACAGGTCATAAAACCCGTGCGAAACGATTATTTGACGATCTTTTAGCCGATACTAAAAGTAAATTGCCTATTTGGGTAATCGAATATTTCTATGTTTATACTTTTTTTAGAACTTTCGACGCATGGCAAAAACAGGGGCGTGTTGTTAAAAAAGGAGCAAAAAGTTTTATGAAAAATAAAGAAGGAATCGCATTGTTTGCGGAAGACCAAACTATTGTTCCTGATAGTATAAAGCGGGCTAGAGAAACATTAATTAATGCCATTTATAGTGCAAATGAAGATGCACCATATGATGAGGATTATGCAGATTATGATGCAATCAATAAAGAACTCCAATCATGGAGAGGTACAGTTTCGTACCCACTTAAGAAACAAAAAGAAAATAATGATCCATATGCATATGAATCACCTTTCGAATATTCAACAGAATATTCTGGCTAATTATCGAATAACGAATTGACAACGACTTAAAATATAGTATATTAACACATGTTCACAAAATCAACAGATCATAACACAAATTATCTAGCATCTATAGTTAATATAGCTGAATTCCGCGACCACCCTAATGCAAATAAATTGAAACAAGTTTCTCTTTTTGGAAACAATGTTATCACAGGTATTGATGCAGAACCCGGCTTGTATTGTTACTTTCCATTGGAATGTGCTATTTCCCAAGAATTTTTATCATATTCTAATTCATTTATAGATACCGCTCTAAATAAAGATAGTAATAAAAAAGGATATTTTTCTAACAGTGGGAGAGTTAAAGCGATAAGAATGCGGGGGCAAAAAAGCGAAGGGTATATTGTACCAGTAGCTGCACTTGAAGTATTCTGTAAAGAAGTACTTGGTAAGACTGTTAATATCAATTCTTCTTATGTAGGAACCGACTTCGACACACTCGAAGGACATCAGCTATGTAAGAAATATATCGCAAAAGGATTCGAAAAGAGCAACCTTGCTTCTTCCAAGAAGACTCGCGGAAACGTGAAAAGATATGCTTCTAAATTGGTTGATAACCAATTTCACTTTCACGCCGATACCTCGCACCTTAAGAGAGAAGTTAACAAGATTTCACCAGATGATTATATCTCTGTGACTGAAAAGTTGCACGGTTGTAACTTCATCGTGTCAAATGTATTAACTAAGAGAAAGCTTTCCTTGAAAGATAGGATTGCTAAATATTTCGGTGTTAATGTTACTGATACTGAATACGGTATGCTTTACTCTAGCCGTTCCGTGATTAAAAACCATGTGATGGACGATGGTAAACTTAACAACAACTTCTATGATACTGATATTTGGAAGATTGTAGCAGATAAGATATTTCCTTCCCTTGCAAAAGGTATCTCTGTAACAGGAGAAATCGTAGGATTTACTCCATCTGGTGCAGCAATTCAAAAGGGGTACGATTATGGGTGTTCACCGGGGAATCTTGATTTTTGGATTTTTAAAGTAACTTATACTTCCGCTTGCGGTCAAGTGTACGTCTTTTCTCATCGGGAAACTGTAGATTTCTGTAATAAGTTCGGTTTTAAAATGCCTGCAACTCATTATTACGGTAAGGCTAAGGATCATTTCCCTGAGATTGCTAATACCAATCACTGGCATGAAAACTTCCTTGACAAGATGATTAACACCTATCTTGAAAAGAAATGTACACTATGTAAGAATGATGTTCCAAGTGAAGGAGTTATTTTGAGAAAAGATACTCCTCATGAATGGGATGCATTTAAATTGAAAAGTTTCGCCTTCTTGGAAAGAGAAAGTAAAGATTTAGATAGTGGCGAAATTGACATGGAAACTGCTCAATCTATTCCCGATTCTGAATAAAATTGTTTAACCTTTAAGCGTTTTCTATCTAAAAATATATTGGAGTTTTTATATAATTTATCAAGAAATTTTGAACATTTGTTGATTCCGTTTATACGAACTGTCCGAATATAAGAAGTCCGCCAATGTGGCAAAAGACTCCATTCCTGCACAGGAATGGAGTCTTTTATTAATTCTAACACGGGTTCACATATAGATTCATGTAATGTAAAATAACACGTAACATTTCGTATTTTAGAATCTTTATTTTGGAAATAAAAACATCCATCACCATCAAATAAACCCCTAAGAAAATCATATTTAAATTTTTCAGGAACATTAGGTAAAATAGGTGATTTTGTTTTATTTTTACCTATACCTAATTGAATCAAACTATCCGTAAGTATTTTGCTAGTGATTTTAAGACTGACATATTCTTTATCTTTAATTTTTCGTATTTTTAATGTTGGATGTTTTTCAAAATTTAAACAATTTAAGAATTTAGATAAATGTGATTTATCAGATTCTTTTAACGCAATTCTTAAACCATTTTGTATATCATTTGACCCATCTGCAAATATAAATCCTAACCAATATGCTTTATCCGATGTATCAATTTCCGAAAAATAGTGTTCATTAAAAACATATTTTCTTTTACGTGTTTGTAGATTTAAACTTTGCAAGTATCTGGATATTGTAGTATAGTGTACAGAAGTTTTAAAAGCTATATCCTTTATTAGATACTTTTCTTTATATAAATTTAAAATTTCTGTTTTAGTTTCATTTGAAATATGATTTGCCATCAAGTTTATTTATCGTTTATATGTCACAAGTAATTAAAGATACTTCATCATATCCATTCTCTGCCTATAAAGTAGAATACATCATGTTTCCTACTTTTTGGGATGTATTTGTGGGTGAGATTCATCCAAGGGGTATTCCAAAAATAGAAGTAGGTAGAATATATTTTAATTGGGGTATTCCATATAGTTTTGTTTTTTATGGAACATCCAATAAATGTTCTATACCTAACAAAGAATGTAAAGATTTAGAAGAAGTGTATAACACTGCAATATCACGATTTCAGACGATATATAAAGATACAAAACCGGGAGACGATTTGGTGAAAAGCATGAGAGGATTAGAGTCTAATGACGCATAATATAGTAAAATCTAATTGGTCGGTTGATCCTTCTTATGATATTTGTAAAGAATATTGTGAGAAGGAATCACTCCGTACTGAATTAATAGCAGCTATCCAGAAAGATTTGGATGTGGAAATGGTTAATTTCGCTGAAAGGTGTATAAAAATTTATGGAACATTACAGTAAATCATATAATCCCGGTGCATGTTGTGGTGATGATTGCACATATGACTATCTTTCAACTGAGGAAAAACCTTGTTGGGGAGATGTTAAAGTAGTCGGTGATGAAGGCGATGGAGATTCTTGGACTTGGCTACATGCGTGTAGGGGTCATATGGATGTATATGATGAAATGGACTACACTTTATATAGTTATGAAGACTGATTATTACTTTACTCAATATCTGACCGAGAGTGAACACGGTATCGTAGAATGGATGATACGTGAAGAATGTGTCAAACGAGGATATGAAGTAATGTACTATCGTCCTCTAAAAACAGGCCATGTTGCTTGTCAGCGTGAATGTAAAATTAATGCATTACCTTGGCAAGTTGAACAAATGTTAAAAGATTTAGATATAGTTCCTGAAAATTATAATAGAAAATCAGATTAATTTCATCTGATTCATTCCAAGTTCATCCTGATAGTTTAGGATGAACCCACTCGTTGAATAGATTTTAGAGAATATTTTAATAATACCTGTATGGTGTTTTCTATGGCAATTACAGCATAGACATATACAGTTTTGAAATGAATATTCTTTACCTTCTTCTATACGGTGAACATCTAATAAGGCATAATCATCTAATTCGCATATTGCGCATTTATGATAATTCATTTTGAATGCCTTTTTATTCATTCATAAATTTAACTTTTAGGGGACTCTGGTTCCACGTATTTTTTAAGTTTTTTATAATAATCAGGCACTTCCTTTAAATGTGCCGCAGCTATTTTAGCCGTTTTTAACTTATCTCCGTGTGTGACATCTTTATGCTCTTTTTCAATATCCATACCTGAATGGACTTCTTTTTTACCATATTTAGATACTAAATTGTTTACAAATTTATCAAACTTTGGAGTCATATTAATTAAATTTTTGCAAGGAATTTCTGAAGGTTTTCGAAAATATAGGCACGAATTTCGTCCGAGTGCTTAGAAGGATATTTAGAAAGACTCTTATCTAAGGATTCGTAAGCACGGGCAATTTTTCCGTCATCTCCGATGATATATTCTCTGTTTTCACAAATTCCATTAACGAATGCAGTGGAAACAGAAGGATCAAATACATTATCAACTAAGACAAGAATAGGCATCTTGACACGATTATAACCGTCTGTACTTTCAGAGATTTGCCCTAAACATTTAGTTGATTTACCAAATTTTACACCGTCATGAATCAATGATTCAAGGATTTTACCGGATGGAGTAGATAGAACAAGAGAGCGACCTAGATAATAATCCGAGTCATGTTTATCGCGTTCAAGATGAACAATTTTATCTGCTAACTTTGTCAAGTCCACATCAGGCTTATCAGAGTGATTAAGTTCCCCGCCCCCACGATTCTCAAGCACATATTCCTTGATATAGGTATCAACGGCAGGAACCATTTCATCTTCTTCGTAAATACGGCGATTTTTGTTACCGCGATTCATCATCACATACTGTCCCGTAATGAAGTACCTTTTATCAGAATCCCTATTTTCTTGTACTTTTTCGAAAACAAGATCATAATTAGGTGATTCTACTATTAATTTACGAGCGATTTGCATATAATGATTATTTATTATATAGTATTAGTTTTTCTAATATAATGTCTATTCATATGTGCAATGGCATCCATCATTTCTGGTTTTCTATATAAAAAATTGTAAGATGACTTATTATGTTTTTGCCATTCGGAAATAGTTGAATATTTTTGTGCTTCATTAATTGCATCAGAAATATTCCAAGATCGTTTAATAACAGTCATATGTTCACAACATTTATCTACTAATTTTCTATGAACCGCCACATTATATAATTTATGTTCCTGTCTTGCCCATTCTGTTCTTGAAGAATATTTTGAAGCAGATTTCATCAATTCTTCATTTTTAATTCTAATATAAGTGCCACCTCTACTCCCACCCTTAGCAACATTTAATAAATTCCATCCATTATTTTTAAATTTATCTATATAAAATATTTCTTTTTCTGATAATATTTGATTAGGGATATTTTGTTCCAAAATTATAAATTTATAAGGTACCGATGTATTAATTTTTTTATTAACTATTCCTTCTCTTAAATGATAGTTATATCTTTTCTGTAGCGAAACTGACAGTCCAATATACATTGTTCTATCATCAAACATAAATGCATATATCACACCGATATTATGGGTGTAACAATTTATTTTAGGCACCATATGTTGACAGCAACTATCTAATAAATTTCTACGATCAGCAATTTGATAACCACTGGAATTCTTCTGCCAATCACTCCTATGATTATATTTTAATGCATCAGAATGCAACATCTCATCAGTCCATTTTATTCTACCCATATATTACTATATCATATTCATAAGTACTTTCCATACACTGATTGTTCTTTCTCTGGTAATTTGAACTCTTTATTAGCAAAATCATCCACATCATAATCTTTCCTTGAAAGATCAGGTGGATTTTCTCCACCCGGCAATCTTCCATATTCCTTGGAATCCGATGTATTTTCGGATAGGAATTTTTCGAGAGGAGCATTTGGTTCGTAGCTGTAGTCGAAACGCTTAGCAGTCAATCTCCAAACATAATGTTTACCCATGAAATCCACAGGTTTAATCTTGTCGTCTTTATCGGTGACTTCAAATACCATAGGAGACTGTCCCAATGGTCTATCACATGCAGAATCATCTATCATGAATATATCGCCCGCAAGCGGGTATGTTTCTCCCTGCGGAGAACCCCATGCACGGGAAAATTCTGAAATAGGAATATAAATGGTAATATCCGCATCTGACATGATACCAAATTTAGTCAAGAATGTGGTATATGAATTAAAGTCAATAATGGTTTTTACCTTACGTGCAAAGTGATAACCTGATGTAGGGTCTTCTCCGTAAAGGAAATTATGTGTATTGAAATTATACTTTACAGGTTGATATGATACGGTTTGTCCATAGTTATTAACATATTCCTGATATTGTTGACGGTGATTGCTTTCAATAAAGCTAGTTCCACATTTTGGAACATATAAATTATCTGTTACTGCAACGGGATTACTATTTTCTGCACTCTTATTATTCCCCGCAGGATCAAAGGAATAACCCATTTTCGGGTTGAATGAAAAGTTAGGATTACCGTAAGACATAATATTATTTACATAAATAGTATTACTGTGAACGAATATAACTACAATTTCGAAATTACCAAAAATTTGAAGATGCTTGAGTCTGCTTTAGACGATATAGAGATTCGTCGTTATGAAGATATGAACGAAAAAATGACCGATAGAATCAAGGTCAATTTCGTTTATGGTCCGAAAACTCGTATTCTACAAGACCTCAAAGGACAGCCTGATACTATTAAATTCCCCGTCATAGGGATGACAATGACAGGTATGGGCCGCGACGATGCACGTAATAAGAATAAAATTCAAGAAATTACATATATAAATCCTAAAGGTGGATATACCAATATCCAACCGATTCCGTGGAATATAAATGTTCAATTAAACATCCTTAGTAAGTACCAGCAAGATATGGATCAAATTATTCAGAATATTGCATTATTCATGAATCCTTATCTAGTTTATTCATTAAAAGAACCTAAGACAGGAAAAAAATTACAAGTAGAAGTTAATTGGGATGGACAAGTTGCCATAGAATATCCAACAACAGGAGGAGATTTACCTAATGATAAATCTTACAGATTAAGTGCAACCCTTAACATGGTTATAAAGACTTGGTTATTCCGAACTGCTTTAGAACCTGTAAAACCTATCTGTTTCATATATGATGATATTATCATAACTGACATGCTTTCATGTGACTATGATAAATTATCAAGTGATACTGCCAGTAATGTTACTGAATCATATTCAATATCAGGTATTCCTCAACTACGTTATGTGGATCAATATTATTTCAAGAACACTGATACACCTACTATTACAGTGGAAGGTGATGGATTTGAACGGGTTACAAACCTATATGTAAGTGGAAGTGATACCGCCATGTATCCGATGTCAGCATTCACTGCACCTGATGGATCAGTATTTAATGGGTATCCTATTTCCCAATATTCTATATTTTCTCCTCAAAAACTATCCTTTGATTTGCCCGCATCCAAGACT